ATGAGTTTACCAATCGCACAACGACCAATTGCATCAATCAAACAGTCTGACCTCATAAGGATTCGTGATGACTGGTCTCGAAGCTTAAAGCCAGCTACCGTTGTCCGGCGATTTGCTCTACTTTCACACCTGTATACTATCGCTATTAAAGATTGGCAATGGTATTACCTGTCCGATAATCCTGTTCAAAAGATAAGAAAACCTAGCGTAAATAATGGTAGAAATAGGCGCCTCTTAACTGATATAAGGATAATAGGAACTGGAACTCTTGAAGCTCCTAACTCAGAGCTAGAGTGGATAGTAAGAGAAACAAAGTCAGAATACCTTCCTACCATCATAACTTTAGCAATCGAGACAGCAATGAGGCGATCTGAAATTGCCAATATTCGAAGGCAGCATGTAGACTTTGAGTCAAATACGCTGCACATTCCCAATACCAAAAACGGTCACTCTCGAACTATCCCGCTATCGCCCATAGCAAAATATTCACTAATTATGTATTTCGCAAGACACAATCAACCAGGCCTGATTTTTAATATAGGTCCTGAAGCTATAACAAAAGCCTTTATCCGGGCTCTTCGTAAAGCTCGAGCTAGGTATGAATCGCTATGTGAAAGAAAGGGACAGTTTTGCGATGATAGGTATTTCAACAATTTACGCTTTCATGACCTCAGGCATGAAGCAACTTCACGGCTTGCATCAGTATATGAGATACATGAATTGGCGAAAGTAACTGGGCATTTAGATACGAGAATGCTATTAAGATACTATCATCCGGATGCCGAGTATTTGGGGCAGAAACTAATCAAAAGCCAACACGGCCAAGAACAGTTTAGTGTTATTAATCATATGCTGCTTCAAATGCTTTAATCAGTAGTAACAAGGCTCTTGTAATGCAAGAGCCTTGTTTTACTTAAAAATGCAAATCTAATTTATATTTAGACTTTGCTAATTCAGCTAGTCTTCAATATAAAGCTCTACTATGATTTCATCTTCAAATCGCAATCTCGACTCACCGACTGTAACTAAGTCTCCACTCTTTTTTAATAGACTAGCAGCGACTTGACTTGTATCAACACAGCTTGGGAACAGTCCGCTAATCACTCCTGCTAATTGCCCTGCGTTTGGTTTGAACGAAAATAAACACTCATGGTCAGGATTTTCACCAAAACCCCACACTTCAAGTTTATAACATTGAACTTTTTTCATTTCCAGACTCTGATTTTTAGAATCAGGTAATTATACTCTACTGTCCAAAAGCCTCGCAATGCAAATGCGCGTGCCTTAGGTAGTCATCAACTAGACGCAATGCAGAAAATCACGGGTAGAGTTGGTACCGTCATTCACTCAGGATCATCAGGTGTTTTCGGTGTTGCCGAAGAGGCAATCAAAGTGACCTACGATGGAACACAAAACCATACGCTAGCTAAAGTTGACTTTGACAACTCGCGAACAGTGCGCACCGCAACTGAAACACGTGTTTCAAACACGGCTCTAGCACCGCGTCTCATTGCTTATTAATAAGCGATTAAGCGCGGAGCGAGCGCTGTGTTACTAGCTCGCGTTTCAGAAGCTACTCGTACAGCTCCGTAGCTGCTCTGCGTCATAACGACTCCAGTAGGACTGTTATCAACAATAACCGTGTATTGGGCTCCGCCTGTTGTGGATGAATTGTTAGTTGCTGATACGCGGCCTTGGCCAGCGTGCGGTGCGTGCAGGTGACCTTGAAGCGCGTCTTGCTGATACGACCCGAGAGCCCGCGCATTTGCATTGCCACTACCAGTTCGTGATGATTAATTCTTTACTCACATTTCTCTTAGCTGTTGGACGACTAAGCGTATAACTAATTTCTGTTGTGCGTATATTTAAATCGCCAAAAACCTCTCTCATCTTTGGAATATCGTTTACTGAAATAATCATTTTGCCTTTAATACTTTTCGCTGTTTCAGCCATAATGACATATTGTTCAAATCCGAATTCAACACCATATCCTTCAGTTTGCCAATACGGAGGATCACAATAAAACAAAGAATGTGGTCGGTCATATCGTTCAATACATCTCAACCAAGGTTCATTTTCAATGTAGGTTCTTGATAGCCTTAGATGTGCTGAAGACAACTCCTCTTCTATTCTCAAAAGGTTCAGTTTAGGAGCTGAGGTTGTAGCAGTACCAAAACTTTGGCCAGATACTTTGCCGCCAAAGCAAAGCTTTTGTAAATAGTAGAATCGAGCAGCCTTTTGAATATCAGTCAAGATATGAATAGGAGTATCTTGTAGCCATTTAAATATCTCTCTTGAACACAATGCCCATTTAAATTGACGAACAAACTCTTCTAAGTGATGTTGTACAACACGATAAAGATTAATGACATCGCCATTAATATCATTAATAACTTCCGTTTTCGAAGGTTGTTTTAAGAAAAATATTGCCGCAGCACCACAAAATGGTTCTACATAGCATTTATGCTCTGGGAATAAAGGAATTATTTCCTTAGCCAATCTCCGCTTACCGCCAATCCAAGGGATTATGGGTGTACTTGTAATGTTATGAACACTCACTGCAAGTCCTTTTATAAAAAATTAATATGACTAAACCAGAGCTCAGGTAGCTTGGCCTTTCTAATGCAGGAGTGTTCTGCGTTGGGTTTAGCACTTTGTTAGCGCAAAGTGCTAAACGCCAAGTTTTATTTAAGGGTATTTTTTAAACGGTGTCACCCTTGTAACTAACATGCGCCTTAAGTCAGGGTCCTTTCTGTGTAATTTCCACCCCAAATAAACCTCCAAACATCTGTTTTTATAAAAATAAAATTGCCACTGAAGCATAAAACCGATCAGTCCTTTGCTATTTACTGCTGTCCAAAAACTAAAGTTTGGTATTCCTGTGTCCCACAGATGCCCTTGGTCTTGATGCTTTTTAACAATCATGCCTGTTTGGTCATAACCGACCCAGTGCGCGATCTGATAAGCTGGGTTTCTCCAAACCCACCTGACCATTGCCCAGTAACGTTCGAACCGATTCCTAGGGTAAGTGAAATAGCCATCAATATAGCCAGCATCCAGAGGGGCATCGTGCGTTACAGCCCACTTAAACCACCAATGTGCATAGTGCCTACCTCCCACCTTTTTGGTCGACAAACAACCCAAGGGAGCCAGAATAATTGCTAAGATTTTGGCAATAATAACAACCAGTGAAAAAATCGCCCAAATAAATATCGACTTAAGCATCTGGGACCTCTGGCCATTCAATATACTCAGGAAACCCAGGCTGACTACTTATGTCACGGAGCGCTTGTCTATAAGCCATCCAATCAGGGTCGTTATACTTAGGACTGTCTGGCATTTGTGTCCAATCTGACTCGGAAATTAAGGCATTACGCTTTGATCTGGCAGCAGTTGCCAAGTCATTGTTCCTTCTTGCTGCATCAGCCGATTTAATGGTCCATGTCTGACTGTTTACATCCCAAGAATGGTACTCAGATGGTGGCGTAACAGTGGTCAACCAGTCTGGAATACTGCCAACGCCATCAAATTGCGGCCCAAACTCGTACTTTTGACCATTGCTAATCAGATATAAGTCTTTGTTTCGGTGGTCTTCCTTGTAACCCCAGCTTCCGGTCCCTTCTGAGCCAAAAGCAACGTCTGTTTGATTTAAAGGGGTTTCCCAACATAATACAAAACCGTCCTTTTCTTCAGGGGGAGCGACAAGCACCACTTCCATTGGAAGCATTGCCTTTTCATCTAGCATCAGACCATATAATAAATGACCTTTTTCATTAATTTTCCAGACACTTAGCACTTTCATTAGCTAACTCCTATCACTATTAGTTAGCCAATGATGAAGCATTCACTGAATCTAAGATATTAAGCAACTTTAAAACCTAATGCTCTGACAATGCAAATGCTAGATTATTGGGCAGCTATCAAGCGGATGCGATTCGGAACATTACAGGATCATTTAATTCGGGCTGGGTAAACCACGCAAGCAACGGGTGCTTTATATTTCATCACGATAAAACGTTTGACTCGCACGGGAAAGTGCAAACTCGAGGTCTTTATACAGGCACGCCAGGTCATCAGGAATTGATGGACTCATACACTCTTGATGTTTCAAGGCAAGTTCCTACGTCTTCGGAAAATCGATCAGTTAACACGGCTCTAGCGCCGCGGATCATTGCGTACTAATAAGCGATGATCCTTGGCGCAAGAGCCGTATTTGTTGGTCGTGTTTCTGTACTCGTGCGAGCTACTCGGCTAGCGTCAAACAACATGATGTCGTTATCCGTGACTCCTTGACCCAACACCACTGGATTTCCTTTTGCCAGCATAGATTTGCGACGATAAAGAAAGAGTTTATTATCAGAGCCGGCTAGTGTTCCCACTGTGTCTTGAGACACAGATCGGCCATAAAACTCACCGGTAATGTTCTGAAGCGCATCTTCCTGCGCCGAGCCGAGCGCTCTGACATTTGCATTGTCCAAGTCAGTCCCAGTCATTCGCAAGAATTGATCCTCCAGATTAGGCAACCTAAACTGGCCAGCCCCCATGTCCCACAATCGATAGACACCCTTTGCATATTGAGCAACAGGACTGATCAAATTGGACTCCTTGAACCTAGCCACAAGACCCGGAAAATTCGCTTGTGTAATAACACCACCTTTTAAATCTAATTCAAATGGCAAGGGACTAGGGGTATGGCCATGCAAGACACGACCGCAATCTGGGCTGCGATAACCTGTGTAATGAGCCGACGTAATCCAATACATGAGTAGCTGCTTATCTTCAACAAATACAGCTGGCGAAGACTTGCTACTTGGGATTGATTTCACAATCGCAATACTGGCATTTTTATCTGCTTTAGCTGAGATCTGATCCAATACATTGGCTGCAAAATTGGCGTCATTACCTAACGCATCGCCTAACTCTCTCAATGTATCTAAGGAGGCTGGAGCCGAGCCAACCAAGTCAGCGAGAGCTCGAGCAACGAAAGCAGTTGTAGCAATCTGAGTTGTATTGGCGCCCGCCACTGCCGTCGGAGCAGTCGGATTACCAGTAAACGCCGGACTGGCTAACGGTGCAGAATTTTTATGCGGATTATCATCCGTCAAATGCGAGGACATACCTTGCTGAGCCGCTTCTGCTTGTTTTTTTAAGTAAACCGTTCGAGCAGCCAGCTCTTTAGCTTGTCTATTAGCTACGCCATCGGCACCGCCCAATACCCGTTCATTAGTCTCTAACTGATGAATACCCTCTACCCACTCTGGATTTTCAACTAAATAGGCCATCATGCACTCCCAAAATTATAATTGCCGTCGTAAAATGCCTCACCGTTATAACGAAGCGGCACTGATTGATAATCTAAACTTTCTAAATGGCAGCGTGCTGGCGCAAAAGACTTCAGAACACGTCTTAACAGTGTTGCCTGGTCATTAGTGATAGGCTCAGTCAGTAAGATGACTCGATAAACGGCCCACACTGTCTCGTCACCGCCATAAACTTTGTAGCCGTTATATTGATAGCGGCCGTCATAGTTGAAATTACCTAGCCCCTCAATGATCTCGACCTCACCAAACCCTAAGCGCCTGATCACTTCTCGAATGGCCCAGGGCGTACCTTTGTATCGATGTAACTCAATGGCCGTTTTAATTAGGTCTCGCTTTTGATCATTGGACTCAGCCAATAACCAGCCATCATCACCAAGAACAGAAAACTGGTCACCAAGCAAATACAATGCTGACGGGTCAACAGAATCAATCAGATAAACGAGTAGTTGAGAATAATCCAACTCAAAAAAACGCTTGCTTAAATCAGAGAAGAGCCTAAAACGTGCGTCTGACGCCAGTACGGGTGTTAGCATCAAATCATTAGCCATGTTCTGGTCCCACCATAGCGACAGTGATTTTCGTACACCTAGCCCACTCATTGTCCTTTAAAATCCGGTGATCAAAGCCGATCAAGTCAACTTTGTAGACTCCGACAACGCTTAAAAATGCGACCAATTGAGAAGGCACGAGGTCTTTTCCTAAAAAAGCACTTCTGTCTTGTGCGTACCGTTTAGCCGCAGCTTGAATTTCTGACTCAAGCGTGAAGGGATCAGCCGATGAATAATACGTGATTCGTGCATTAATCTGGTAATCAAATACCGTGGGTGCTTTGACTTCCACCGTGTCACACAAAGGACGCACTCGCTCACCAGAACAAACCTCATTGACTAGGCTTAAGATGCCATCATCAGGCAATCCATCATCTAGCAACGGAAACAGGTTAACCGTTCCAGGTACGGGTGATGTAATACCAACATCAACAATCTTAGGGCTGGCCGACATTACATGATAACGATAGGCACCGTAACTGCCTGCCGTGGTAAAGCTTTCCGGAGCTAACCGTATTCTGAGCCGCAAACGATCATCTGTCTCACGGTCAATCGCACCTGAAGAGGTCCCAGTATTGGTGACCTGCACGTCATGTGCTGAAACGTTACTGAGCAAAACAGTTAGTTGACCTACCGCAATATCATTAAATACGATGCCTGGCTCATCTGACTCGGCCAACACAATTGACTCCGTCTCACCCTGTTTGATGACAGCATCGGCAACGGTGTTAAAAATAAACTTACCACCGGTATCGCTAATTTGAGTACCTGCAGGCAAAATGATGTCTTCAGGAGCGACTTCGTCCACGAAAAAACGTAACTGAACACGGGCATTTGAGGCTTCAAGCCGAGTGACTCCCACTAACTCACCCAAGTAATCAAGCATCGGCTCTCGGGCGTAGGCAACCAGACATTGCTTGGCTGCTTCTTGTATCCCGATCCTGACTAATACCTCCCTGTATGCCATCAAATCAATCAGGAGGCGCTCTATTTGAGCCGGATAAACCTTCTTGCCAGATTTATCTTCGTACCATTGGATCATCTCTTGAGTCACCAACTCGCCAGACCTACCAATAAAGTCTGGTTCTGGCAGGTTACGTAGTTCATCCGCACTTAATAACTCAGATACTGTACTCATATTTCAACCACCGTCACGTGTATGATCTCGTTAATGTCTTCTGTTAATTTCCATGCAACCTTAATAAACATTTGTTCGGCTTCAATGTATGTGTCTACTCGAACAACAACACAGCGAGGCTCCCAACGCAGACATGCTTCGACAATTTCCCGTACGATGTAGGGCTTAGCTTGATCAATCGGACGGTCAATGTATTGGTAGATATCGCTCCCAAATAAAGGACGATGAATATCTGAACCCTTTGCCGTCAGAAGGATAGTGCGGATGCACTGGTCTATGTCATTGATGTTTTCAACGACACCACTTTCGCCACGTTTAGGCTGCCAGTGCAGTGATTGGATATCGGATAGTAAGGTCATATTGTTATGATATTTTTTTGATGACCTAATAACTATTAATCCACTTTAAAAAGACTAGTGTCGATGGTGGTTTGTATTGCCCGCCGAGTCAATAACGCTGCCTGATGAGTTAATATTACCATTCACTCTCAAACCACCATTGATAGTGACATTTCCTGTGACGGTCACTTCAGGTGCAGTCACATCAACAGGACCAGAGGCATGAACAGTGACTGCCTTGACGCCAGTGACTGTTAACGCATGCGTTTCTCGGTTATATTCTAAGACCGCTCCGTCTTTAAATCTTTTGATCCACACCTCTTTATTCTGAGTCGGCGGAGCATCGGCATCTGAATATAAAGCGCCAATAATAACTCCGTCCTCACCTGTAGCATCAAGCAACACCGCCACTTGCTCCCCAATATCTGGAGTCCAGCACTCTTTATCGTCTTGCGTTTTTCCATAAACAACAGGTAACCACATCGTCCGGAGGTTATCAAAATCAGGCAACCGCACTCGAGCAAAGCCCGGACGAGTTGCACTGACCGTGCCTTTTTTTAAAACTGCACTAGCTTCATCTTTGGTATTCATACGTACTTCCTATTTCGTAACAACGTTACCGCTTTTATCCAGCGTGTAAACTGTTAACGGTCCCTTGTTTTTGTTGCTTTTTTTGCCCTTTCTTTGCTTGGCTTTTTTCTTGGCGTCCGCTCCGGCACGTTTAATCTCAACCTCGGTCGTATAACCTGCCGAGCGATCAATATGGTGGGTTGCAGTATGCACAACATATTTACCGGACAGCTGACCATAATCAAGCAGATCAAATGAATTTCCGGCCACCAGCTTGGGATTCCCGTAACAAAGCAATCTGCCTTGCGTCTGATCGTAATTGGAGCGGTCAATAGCAGCCTGTGCCTTGACGCGAGCCGTTTCAGGATCAGAGGCGCGCCCAGCTCCTTTTAATGTGTCTGCACTGGCAAATGATCCTGAGCCACCCTTAACTACGATTTCACTGTCTTGATTAACGGTGTACGTCACTAATTTTTTTTGCTTTGAATTGTAGTGTTTGACTTGAGACTTAGCTACAACCCCTTTAATCTTGTCTGTGATTTCCACTTCGATCACATCTTGTTTTCGCAGTGTTGTGACAGGCTCTTGCTCTCGCAACGTACTCAGTTCAGTGAATACAAGAATATCACCTTGCACTTTAAACGCATAACCATAAGAGCGGCCAATGCGCATCAAAAAACTCAAGTCTTGCTCCTGCAGCTGGGTCACCCGGTCAATCTTCACTTCACGAACCGAACCAACTAGTGTTAAACCGTTTCTTTTAGCCACACGCTGCGCGATAACCGCCAAGGTCGTGTTCTCATACGCATGACTGTTTCTCGTGCGTAAAGCTTTCTTTGGACCAGTAGCTAGCGCTCTGATATAAACGACGTCTGGCGGGCTTGAAAATGAGATCTCATCTATTTCAAACTGACCACAAGGTAGTAGTGGTGACTGATCATATCCAATTCTTAAGGAAAGTCTGTCCGTTTTACCTGGATACCAAGGGCCAATCCATTTGCCATCGCGATCTTCCAGCTCTAACTCTAACTCACCCGATTCATCTGATAAGTGATCGACAAAGGTGACAGATGTAATGAATGGCGTTATATCGCTGGATATATCCTTTTGCTCGTAAGTCACGAAAAATACGGGGTGAGGTACTATTTCATCCATGGTGGCAAATCCTCTGACATGGTTTCTGGTTCCTGAATAATGGGGATTAACAGCCTTACGCCAGACGGCAAACACTCGGTAATGGGTACGTGCGGGTTTTCGGCGATAATACGTTCATAGGCGAATGGGTCACCGTAATACTTATTAGCCAACTGGTCCCATCGTTCTCCCTCGGATGTGATATGTATTAAGAACATGCAATTACACCTGTCTCGTTGCCAACATGGCGGTTGCTTTGTTAACGGTTGCCTTTGTTCTGTTGAAGTTAGAATCAATGCTATGGATAACTCGCTCAGCAGCATCAAATGACGACAACACATTATCAGGATGTGATGACTTAAGAATGTTTGTCACGTCGTTGGCCAACGACATCGCCTGATTTGCAGTGGAGACCACTGTTTCAATGGCTGGCCATTGGTTAGTGATTTTTGCACCACTACTAGCCGCAACGCCTAGGGTTTTACTCAGATTAGATACTTGGTTTGTCAAGTTAGGTATGGCACGTAAAGCATACGCCGGATCTCGACGTATGCTAGTTACAATTTGAACGCCTTGCTTGATTGTGCCTACGACACTTTTTGCCTTGTTGGCATAAGAAACCGCATTTTTTAAGTTTGACTGAAAAGAGTTTGTGGTGGCCACCAAGCTTTTGCCCACGGAACCAGCTGGTATCCCAGCAGGGTTTACGGCCAGACCATTCTGTTTCTCGGTTATTTCACCAACGTACTCTCTGATCGTCATCACCGCTGAAGAAGCGATAACAGAACCGTCGTGCGTTGTTTGCTGTAGCGTCTCAACCAGCTCAGTAATTACAAATAGCCCCTTATACTCACCGGAGCCTAGAACAAAAGGCATAGCCATCCGGTTTTCTTTAGCCACCTTGATGCGCTGCATCTCTTGGTCAGGGTTGCAAAACATCGAATGAAACGTAAATTCAAATGAGTACTGATCCAGGGCCTGTCCGATAAATTGCAACTTAGGCTTTCCTTCAATCAATGCGTGCTCTGCAAAGTCGGTTTTATATTCGCCGCTTAAGCCATCAACATAAGCGATCAAGTCAAACTGTATTTCACCAAGGATTGCAAACATTTATACCTCCGAATAACTGACGCGGGACTTATTAGCGGTCATCCGTTTATAAAGACGTTCAAATTCTCGCAGCGATAGCTTCATAGCTTGTTCTGCCTCGGCTCTAATTGATTTTTTATCACCCGCTGCATTAATCGTAATTTGTGGATTAAAGGTAATCATTGTCCGTTGTGCTTCAGAGCCACTCAGCGATGGAGTAGTCATAGCAGCGGATGGTTGTGTGCTTAAACGTTCTGAAATAAGGGCAAGATCGCCTTTATTTTGATGTTGTTTAAAACTCATCAGTGATTGCTGGCCTAGTGCATCAACGGCGTTGATCGCCAATCGTGAAGAACGTCCAACACCTAGGGCCACGCCTTCACCGATACCATGACCCAATCCAGCAAAAACACGGCTTGGTGAATTGATGCCCAGCTTTTCTTTAAACCAACCGACAGTACTTTCTCCAACACCAGAAATGGCTTCTTTAACAGCACCACCCATGTTTTTGATGCCGTTGACAAGACCATGCATCATGTCTTTTCCAAAACCAGCAAATTTATCACTGAGACCTTTGAACCAAGACAATGCATCGTTCATCGATGTTTTGAAACTCTGGATAGGTGACCATCCTAAGATAACCTCTTTAAGCGCACCTATCCCTGCACCAAAGTAACTCTTAACACTATCCCAAAGCTCTTTTGCATAGTTTTTTATCGTTCCCCAATTATTAATTACCAGTCCCAAAGGTGACCAACTAAAAACTGTTTTAATCGCGCTCACACCAGTTGAAAAAATGCGTTTGATTGCCACCCATGTATTGGCAAATATGTTTTTCACACCGCTCCATAATTTGGAGAAGAACGCCTTTATCGGTTCCCAGTAACGATAAACGACATAGGCCGTAGCAGCGATTACGCCGATGATGGCACCAACAGGGGTCAGCAGGATTGAACGGCCAATCCATAGAATGGCATGGCCAAATAATTTAAGGGCACCAACGGCCTTGGTCGCCAATCCACCACCGATAACGCCTAGGGATTTCGTGAAACCAGCTAGTCCAGAAAGTTTGCCTAGAGCAGCACTAGCCCCCATAATCGACTTAATCGATGAGAAGACGGCTCCTGATATTCTAATAAAACCGATAAACGATTTGCCTAGGTTAATAACATAAGCAGCGCCAAGCCCAAATGTTTTTAATGCTAACGCCCCAGCGATAAGACCAATTCCCCATTTGATAATTTCCGGATTGTTTTTTAAGAACTCACCAATAGTCACTACGATTGGCTTCATTGATTCCCAGGCAGAAATCAAAGCAGGAACCAACGCATCACCAATCGTCATACTGATATCACTCATCATGATCTTAAAGCTTTGGAACTGCTCGACAGGGCTTTCCATCCTTTTATTAAAGTCACTATCAAGGATGCCCTTGTCCGCCGCCGCAAATGAGCCTATTTCAATGCTTTTCAATGCGTCAGTGTTTTGTAGCGCGGGGCGTAAAAAGTTCAGTACTTGCCTATCCCTGAACAGTTCACCTAATTTATAAGCTTGACTAAGGTTATCAATGGCAGCGGTTCTTTCGCTTTCATCCTGAATTGATAATGCTTTCTGATAAGCTTCTCCAGCCCCTGGTCCCTTAGAACCAATGTACTGTTGAACCACCCCAATCATCGCATCGGGCGCAGTCATGCCCTTTGATACGAGTTCTTTGATGGATGATTCAATATCAATACCTGCATCTTCAAATGCTTTTTTTGTATCTGGAGAGGTTAATTTACCTAAGAAATTGGCGAAGTTATTCGCGGCTTCATCGTTGGTACCAGCACCCATCCGCGCTACTTGAAGCGCTGCACCCATTTGCGCAATGGCTTTTTCCCCAGTTATCCCCAAGCTAGCAAAGCTAGGCGCCAAGGTTGGCACCCACTTAGCCATATCAGCCAACTCAAATTGACCTTCTTTACCCGCATAAGCCAACATATTCAAGGATCGTTCAAATCCGTCTGACGCGATGCCCAGGCTGTTATTCATCGCAATCGCCAGCTGCCCCAAATCATCCATTGAGGCGCGGGTGGCCGTGGCAGCCTTGGCTAATGTCGGGGTGTATTTTTCTAGCTCTTTGGCATTATTGATACCGCCTGCCACTAAGACACCCAACCCCTGATTAATACTAGCGGTTGTTTGGTTAAACGCGACGGCATTTTGTCTGACTGTGCTTGAGACGATACTTTCTTCTTGCGCGTTGAACTCAGCCGTAATCGAAATATCTTTAATCTGATCCTGAAAGCGGCTAGAGTCAATCACAGACTTGATGACAGGCGCACCGACAACTGTGCCTAGCAAAAGAGTTTCTTTTATTTTTGAGTGATAGCCCTGACGCTGCTCTCCCAGCGTTCTTTGTTTGGCCATCAATTCATTGAGTTTTCGTTGCTCTCTTTGTACTTTTTGCAGTGATTCACCCAGACGAGTGTACTGACGGTGTAATGCCTTGATATTGCTGTTAGGTTTAGCCATGGCCTGAGACATAGCCGAACCTAACTTAGCATGTTGAGTGCCCAATTGAGTTGCTGTTGAGCCTAATTTATCTAGCGTCGACTTGGCACCACTGACCGCCGAGTAATAGCCCGATGACAGCGAAGCACCAATTGTCAGACCAAACAGCAAATTATTGCTCATGTTGCAAAACCCTTGTAAACTCTAAGTATGTTTGAGAAACTTTACGAAACCATCGCTTATGTCCTTCTTAGCACACTTGCTCTGGCAGCAGGTGGCTGGTTTGCATGGTTGTGTTTTTCCAGCCTATCTTTTTTAGTAGCCGCGTTTGTTTTCCTGTTTGGTACACTGCTTTTCATAGTGTGCTTTGGTTACCTAATTACCACAGCGGTCGTTTTGCTGTCGGCTGTCATTGCAGGCATCGTTTCACTGAGCACTGTACTTATCCGAAAGCTTTTTCGCGCCGCTTAATCTCGCGCTCCGCAGCCTCTAGCCAAAACTGATATTCATCCATATACAAATCGCCAATATCGCTAAGCGACAGCCTAAGGACGAGCAACAGTATCTCGTCAAGTTTCAATAACTCCGGCTCAGACAGAACCCATTTCCCGAAAAGCCTCCGACAGCTGGTTGCTATCGGCCACATGTAACTCTTCAATGTCCTCAATTGTCAATCCCGTTGAGAGGGCAAAAAGAAAGTCCTCCTGCTCAATCTGGTCAGCGCTATGTTTAACGGAGGCCTTTAGGTCTTTTCGCTTGAGACTCTTAACAGTGAGCGTTTTGATTTCTTTGCCTTCTGCGTTGGTAAATGGATGTTTGAGAGTGATCGTTTTCATGTTGAACCTCTTTTAAAAATTGATAAAACTACGTTATGAACACATAGTTTCGTCTTTTTTGGTTCGATAGAATACTAAAGCACATTAAAAAACCGCCCGAAGGCGGTTAGAAGGTTTAGACAAGTGACTATGCGCCGATATGTCGTCGATAAGTGCTTAACTGGTCAATGCCATCAACTCTAAAAATATTGGACATATAGTCAAGCTCTATGAGCTCACGGCCATTCACGACCTGCTTAATATAAAGCGCATTGAATGAAGAGGAGAACTCTGCATTTTCTTGCTGCTTAAATGTGCCTAGTGGATTCTTAATGAACTGTGCGGTGATGTACGTTACCATAGGCACTTGCTCAATACGGCCTTGCGATGCGTAAGTTTCGATGTTGGAACGGCACTGTATCTGGACGGTTTCGAATGGATTAGCCATGATAACAGCCACTTCATCATATAGACTGTTCCACTTGATTTCACCCTCCAGTTTATCAAAGCCACTGGGCAGCTCAATCTTACCGACCATGCCGAGCGCTTTGTGCTCTGCCATAACGACATTCAAATCAGGCAATTTAATCTCTTCGGCTCGACCCAATAATGAATTGCCGTTCACATAAACGTTGGCGTTGGTGATACGGTTGACTTTAATTTTTCCGGCCATGATTAATTACCTCCTGAGCCTAGTGTTAACAAATACTCACTGACGATCTCTGTCTCATAAGTGAGGCGCTCTAACGGTGGTGGGACAGTGTACTTGTAGTTAATTAACAAGTGACCAAGCGCCAACTCAGTTTCTGGGTTGCGCGCCGGGTCATACCACGCTTTAAAACCAAGCAACGCACCATCGCCAATTAGTTTGCGACCAAAGCCATTGCAACTTTCTACGATTGCGTCAATCAGAGCATCATCAATAGGACGGTCGATAAACTGAAGACTGGAGTAGCGAATCGACTCGTTAATGATATCGCCTGTACGTCTGACGTTTTCAAAGTTTTTCATATGAGTGACGGTGGGCCAGGCTGCGGTGCGGTTACCCCACGCCCTAAGGCCAGTACCGTAACTATTGAAAACCGTTGTAATACCGGATTCATTGAGCAGGTTTACTTCAGACTGTGGGTCATCAATCATTGCGCTTAACGGACGTTCCATGCCGATTACACCCGCTAGCTCATTATTCGATGTAGACCACCAATAACCTCGATCATTATCAATCTTGGCTCGCAGACCCGCTAAACGCTGTGATAATGGCTCTAGCCGTTCCTGATTAAGCACAGGGTCAAATACTTTCACGTGAGGATAGCAGAGCTTAACGCGTTCGCTGGAGGTATTAAAGTTAATAACACCATTAGGGCCGCGGCCTTCAATCGCTTGTTGGAAAGTGGTCCCAATTGGCGCGTCAATATAGGCAATCGCATCCAGTTTTTCTGCTAGCGCAATCAGCTCGGTTGAAATGGAAGTCTGGGTACAATAGACAGGCGCAATAAGAATTTTTGGTGTAAAACCAAACAGGTTGTACGTATCGTCTAAGGCTTTTAAGCCAGTTCGGAAGCCTGCTTCATTAACTGCGCCAATAATGTCCCCTAAGACCACTTTGGTAGGATCTTTGTAGGTGTAGGACACCTTAAAATCAATTGTGGCTTTGGTGATGGCACCACCTGCTACCGGGGTAATCGTGCCTTTTTCTTCATCTAAAACAAAGTCCGTATTCAGCTGGTACTGATTGCTACCATCGGCAGACTTCAGAACAACATTGCTGACAAGGGCATGCGCCAACTGTAGCTGATGATTAACCAAAGTCACGGCTTCGTCAGCAACATCGCTTAGATGCTTTTTCTCATCAAACGCGTTAATGACAATCACTGTACCCGCACCATGATCAAAAATGGCATCTAACGCTTGCGGAATGGTGAACCCCAAGTGTTGAGCACCGAACTGGGCAGCGTCTTTTTCGCTTAAAACTAAAATCGGTTTCTGTGTCGGACCTGTCGGTGCAGTACCTACCAATCCGATCACTGCTGACTTCACAACCTTAATCGGACGTGGTCCATTGTCGATCTCAATGGTTTCAATACCATGTAAATAATTGGCGGCCATCTTTATTCCCCTTGTTTCTCTGATTTGCCTGATTTAGCAGGAACACTGGTCACTTTAGGCGTATTAGGCACACCCACTTCACGCAAATGACCAAGTGCAATCAGTGTGTTTACATAACCATGGTTGGCGGGTAGCTGCACTTGACTATTCGTGTGCAGTAGGATTTCCTGAACGCCTTGTGATGTTTGCAATGTCACGCCGCTCGTCGGGCCTGTGTAGAAAAAATTCTTAATCATTCGATTCCTCGTAATTAACAACGGTAAGAACAGGCAACTTAATTTCTTCCGCTTCTTCAACTTGCATCATCTCTGTTGCAAAATCGATGGAGTACTGCCAAATGCCTGCTGTTTCACCTAGATAAATCTCCTGCAAAACGTAAAACTTACGCCTACAGTTCGGTCCTTTAAACCCTGTTAAGGCCAGACGAACAGCATCTAGCACGTCTAAAATGCCCGTATTCCCGTTAAGTTGTCGACGTAAAACACTGACCGTAAAAACCACTCTACGAGGCTGGACAACATACGTGATATCGTTTGTCTCTTCAAACTTGCTACTTCTGTAGCTGACCAAAATAGCGCCGTTAGGATGGTTAAGACGATATTCGTCAGGTTTCTCTGGGAACAGTTCAACTGCCATATTGGCAATGCTTTTTCGTAATCGGTCTCGGATTGACTCAATCAGTTCACGGGTAATCATTTATACCGACTCCAATCAAAAAGCTTAGGCTTTGCTTTAACTTTCATTGCTCCTGGCTCTGGTGCATCAGCCTCATCATTTCGGATACCTAGTGACACCTTGTTGTCACGAATCATCGCTAACAATGCAAGTGCATCTTTATACGTACGCGTAACCGCTTCAGGAAAGTCATGCCCTTCGGGGCGGCGGCTGTACAACCAGTGCCTTGCCAGATTGACGGTAATATCCTTAACCAAGGTGGGTATAGGCTCCAAGGGCAGTGTGTAGCGGTTTCGAATGTAAGCGTTGACCTGTTCCGTCGCTTGGCGGATAGACTCTTGCACGATGGCCACATTAGGTTCAGTGGCATCATGTTCATCATTACTCAACCAAACCAATGTTTGAGGGGGGACTACTAGGCGAAGATCCTCCATCGTGCAATACATGACTAGATACCACGAACGATTCGAACTTCTTCACCTTCGGCAGCTGCATCCAAAGCGTAACCATTAGATTTAGCTTCAGCGGTTAAAGGCACGACGCGTCCTTGTGCATCTGAACCAACCTCAACCCCGGCTTCGATAGCTGCGCCAGCAATAACACGAAGTAAGCCAAAGACAGCCACGCCCACAGGCAGTTTGGCAGCGGTATCAAAATTGCTGACACCTAATGCCTTTTTGCCTGCACCGCAAATTTTCCCATCAAATCCGACCAGTTTATTAGCCGGAATATCAGTTTGCGCCGTCACCGTGGTGGTTAATAGCGCATGCGTAGTAGAGTGATTCATGAAGACTCCTTTTATTCAATGTCTGAAATTAAGTAACCAGCATCAGCACCGACCACAACTGGCTTGTAGATATGTGTGTAGCGTAAAAACTTGACTTTGCCGTCTTCGCTATCAAAGGTATCAGCAACTGGCTTACCTTTTTGGAAGGTATAGCCATAAGATGGTCGTTCTTTATTGCCTTGTTCGCCTTTTGCTACATAAGCCAGCACAAGGTTATCGCCCCAAATATCAGATTGTTCTTTCATACCTGATACCGCTTCACCAATCACTACGTTCTCAACTTCAAACAAGTCTTTCAGGTGCTCAATGCGGATCACTTTTCGCTCATTCGAGCCTAGGGCTTCCTGTAGCTTAGGGTGATATTTCAAGAGACGGTAAACGCTAGGACCCATCACAACCGTATTAGGTCTAATACCAATGCGTGAGCGGATAACTTCTTTGCCTGTTTCCACTTCTTCCTGTGGGTTGCCACCGCCGTTACTCCACTTAGCCGCACCGCTTAGTGCTTTCTTAGCACCACTGGCATAAGTTGCAGGTTTTTGCGCCAGAGCAGCGCAGGTCAATTCACGCCGCAAATCCACCCCATCTTTTGCCAGCTTAATGCCAGCAGCCTCTTCATCAAACATTGACTCCTGGCTCTCACGATAATCAACTGGGTAAGAAAGATCGTGTTCAACTAGAACCACATCAATACCACCGACATCACGCCGATCCATACGGTTTGAATCAGCACCTAGCGCACGCTCGGTATTCCAAGCTTGGAAAGATTCTTTACCAAACTTAGGAACAATAATGCCTTCCTTTTCTACCTTGACGATAGGAAACAAAGCTTCTGAAACGAAAGACGCATTGCTGTGGCCGATTGCAAGCTGCGTCAGTACGGGATCGACTACCCGCAATTTTCTTAAACGATCTGTCATCATGACTCCTTGATTAAACTAATTGACGAATGGCGTCTTCGTAAGAGATGCCTTTCTCAGCCACTAACTGCTGTGCCTGTTGATGCAATTGCTCTCGGCTATTGCTTTTTTCAGCAAACTGAACCGCACTGGTTTTGGTTGCGTGCTCGCCGAACTGAACATGTTCTGGCTGCTCAGACAGAAAAGTCTTAAAAGCTTCCATTAAGGTGGTCTTTGTGTCACCTTCGCCAAATTCCACTGGGGTCTCTTGGTGTAAAGCATCTAATGTGGCTACCACTAACTCTTTATGTTTAGGTAGCAGTTTGCTCTTTTCTACCAAAGACTCACTGAATTGCACATTAGCTGAGTGTTGCTGCTCCTGCGCCTGTTGTGCTTGGATTTGTTTCATCTGCTCAACCTCGGCTTTAAGTCGAGCGTTCTCGGCATGTAAAGCGGCGGTTTCGCCATCGTGTGTGTCAGTCATGGGGCTCTCCTGTTCATCTGTCACTGGTTTTGATTCGTTAAACTCTGCTGTTTCTTGCACTACTGGCGCAACCGTTTGGATTGCGTCATCCAACCCAAATTTATTGATTAAGAAATCCCGCACTCGCTTCAAAAAACTATCGTCGTTTTCAAACTCAATAGCGTCAAAGGCAATTTCTTCAAGAAAACACACGCCCTCATCATCGTCAGAGAACTCTGGAGGTGTTAAGCCTTTAACAGCAGGTGGGTGCGCACCTAAAAAACCAATATGGCGCAAGTACCAAACGCCTGGCACTGGGTTATTAGGATCAGTAGGCCGGTAAAATTTGCTGCTGATCGCACCGAATCGACCTTCGTTTACGCTCCCGGCAAACTCAGGCGAAACCTTAACAGGTACGGCATACAGATCTGCGCCGTTTGCGATCAGTTCTTTGGCCCAGCCTTGAGCCGGATCGTCCGTACGAGGGTGTCCGACTACTAAGGGGGCTTGGTATAAAGCTGGGTTATAGGCGGCCGCTGTAGCCGCAAGGTCCGACTCAGAGAAACTAATCGTTTCGCCTGATGTCGTTGTGTGCGTACCCGCTTTAAAAATGTGAAGTAATTTTGCTTTTTCCATAGCGTCATCATGACGCAACACGGAAAACTTTTCTTTTAATTAAGTTTAAAAAATACCGGACTAGGAAATGTTGACGCTTCTTATTACTTCTATACCGCCGTAGACCGATTTAAAAACGTTTATAAATGGCGTTAAAGGTTTTTCTGGTACCAATACTCATCTGGCACCACAAAAAGCCTTAAAACGCCGATTTTCAAATAAGCGATTCCAGATGTCGTTTGACCGTATCCAGTATTTCATCGGCCGTTTCTTTTTGAAGCGTGCCTTTGGGGGTTAGCGGCAAATACGGTCGGGCAGGAATAATCACTGATTGATTGCGGCCAGCCTTGCCGCCGAACTGATGAATGGCCGCGTAGACTTTATTACTTCCCACGGTAGCCGATGCGCTGGAGTGCTGAGTAGAAATGCTACTAGCCAGACTTCCGCTGTCCTGCAAAATCCTAAATCGCTTACCACCCGTTCTTTTAGCTCTCATACCCACTGTAGTTGGTGACAATGAGGGCCATTGTGGCCGTCCTTCTTCGCGAAAGTTAGTTTCTGTCTCTGCCGCTAGGGTGGCTGCAATTTTTCGCATTGCAGGTTGCAACTTATGACCGACCTGGGCCAGCGCATCTAAAGAACGCTTTACTTTCTCATCATCAATAGTGATTTCAATCATGGCAGCTCCTTGTTGGCCAATTCGGATAAGGCCCCGGTATAACGCTTTTTATTGACTTTGTAACTGGCTTGACCTGGATTGTAGGACCAGCCGACATCGGGCGATACAGTCAGCATCCGGCCTGACACAGGGTCCCTTGTCCTGAACGTAGCCACCTCACGCATCTCACCAGACTTAATAGAGACAATCTCATTCTTATGCCCCAAGCGTCCGGCTGAAGACTGGGCTCGCGCCTTACCTTGCTTTTCTGTTAGCGCTGTAACCCTGCAACGGCAGTTCCAGCCGTTGGGTGGGTAATAGTGGCTCCAGAATGGATCGTCGTGGCGAAGCACTATACCGTCTAACGCTCGATGTGATGGGCGGGTTCTGTCATCCATCACGGCGACATATTCCCAATACGGCCGGTCATCGACATTTTCTATTTGCTCAGCATAACGGCCAGCCATATAAGCGGTTTGCACATTGACCCGATAAATGGTTTCAAGTCGCCAAGCATTGCCTTCCTGAATCGTGACCGCTTCCCCCGTGAACGGGTCTGTGGTTTCTTTACGGCCCCACCAGCCCTTAGCCTTTAAAAGGGGCGTTAACTCCTTTTTAAAGCTTGCAAAGGTCTTACCGTTTTTGATCGCGTCCTCAACCGCTTCCTGAATGTCCTGAAGAATATCCAAGCGCGTAACTTTGGCCACAGTGAATGCTTTGGCGTGTTCTTCTTGCCACAAGTCCTCCCAATTCCAGCTAAACTCGAAGCCTTTAGAAACGAAGTACTGGATGGCTTTTTCGGGCGGCAATGTCATTGCATAGACCAGATTAATCGTTGCCATTTAACCGTCCCCATACTTTGGCCACAAACATCATCCGAGCTAAACGCTCCTGCAGGTCCTCATAACCCATGGTGTAATATAAATCAGCCAGTTCACCTAGTAATACATCCGCTGATTCACCTGCTTTGATTTTCTCAAAGACGGGAGCCAATAATTGACTAGCAGGTGTTTGCACACCATTGACCAGCTCGTTTAAAGCGTTGTCCAATTCAACCTGATCAATCGTGCCATGCTCATCTTCCTCGGCAAATGCAACATAAGGATTGGAAACCTCACGGGGTGTATCGTCCAGGTCGCCATCTTCCAAGTCATAAACGCGCGTGTAGTATTGTTTAGTGAATCGAACCCCCGTCTGACTAAGCTTCAAATCACGTTCAGCTTGAACCGTGTCAACTTGCTCTTTTTCCCACATGGTAAATTTAGGGTAGTCATCGGTGTTGAAATTTAATTCAACCATCCAGCGAATCAACTGATTAAACGCCTCACAAATAATATCTGTGTCACCATCTCGAATGTCTTCAGTGACACCAATGCCCACCTCAGCGCTAGCGCGGTTACTGTTTTCCTCGGTAGTTTGGTTCTGACCTAACAAAGCGATTGATACTTCTGAGCGGCAAAATCTTAACAAAGAATTAAACACCTCTGAACTGGAGGATTTGCCTGCAGCCTCCACAATCTCAACGCTCGAATCATCTGGCACCACCGCAACAGCATCCTGAACCATCAGTTCTAAACTATCCAGTAGCTGATTAGCCTCACGGTCATTGGCAGAGCGTGGGTGTTTTCCGATAAGCCAAGGCGTACCGTACTTTTCTGTGAACTGCAGCCAAAACTTCAGTCCACCGCGCTTAAAGGACGTGGGCCAAAACACCATACTCAGATCGGCAAAGCCATATGGGTTATCGTAGGTTGGGTCTTGTCGAGCCACTAGGAACTTACGCTTGGGTAAAGGCTCACCAGCAATCGGGAACTCTTTACTTAAAAACCGCAATTCGTTATCTTCACTGTACACAAACCATTCTGGCGGCTTGCCGATAATATCCAACGGCATAATATACTGACCGACTTTACCCCAGATCACCTCCAGCGGTTTATAGCCAAAGAAAACAGCATCCATCATTTCGGCAATAATCCGCGATACATCCAAGTTTTCAAAGATGTCTTGCAGCATTTGTGTGATCTGATTATGTTCGCTGTTCTTGCCAATACCCCATTCTAGGGCCTTGACCGATGCTTTGCGGCGACGAATACATCCGCCCACGTGAGCGTCACTTCTTAAATCCTTATACACCGTATTGCGCACACCCAAGTCGCGCAAGATTTTATCGGGATTGGGCAAGGGCATATTGCCAAAACCATAAAAATCAGCTGACCGGGCTCTAGTGACTATTTCTTTGGATAAGTCACGCTTGAACCGAACAAACTGATTCGGAGTTACATAAATACCATTTACGGCCATCTCACACCTCTATAACCTTTTAGTAAACTAACGGAGTGCCGACGTCGGCGAGAAGAGACCTTAACAGGTCCTTTGTTTAATTCGCGGCTTGCGTAGTAAGCCAGGGCTAAAGCAATGGCGGCATCACCGTGACGTTTACCTTTATCTGTGCCTGTTGTACGTACATCGGGAACGCGTGGCACCCCTTTGATGACTTGTAAAAGTCGTAAATCGCCGAGGATATCAGCGTCTCGCGGCAGTTGGTCGAGCGTGCCGTCTTCTAGAGCTGCTTTAAAGGGCGGCATATGTTCCCGGTACCAAGACTCAGACAGCATCACCTGAGCGATACGAGTGGCACCATAGCGCTGCATCGCCACCTCGGCAAGAAACTGTCCGTTGCCACGGGCATCAAGGGCACCGCCTAAAAATCGAGGCAATCGGTCGATAAGATAAAAAACTATTTGTTCTTGCTGACGAAAAGGCACATTACGAAGCTCAAGCATAAACGGCGTACAACGCACCAGATTCTGCAGTTGAATTAAAGGAGCTAATACCGATAAATCACCCGATCGTCCGAAGTCTTCACCAATAAACGTTATCGACTCCTGTGGTATCGCTTCAAGCAAGGGCTTTAAATTTGCCTCTAACCAGTCTTGTGTGTCCGCGCGACGAATCTCATCGGAGAGCAACTCAAAGCCTGGTCGGCACTCATAACGTAAAACGGGCGTGTCAGCACTCATGCGCGATTCAATCAATGCACGACTTAGCCATGTTCCGCCAGAATGACTGGGAATACAATCTAACTCTTCAGCAGCACCATCACCGTAAAACTTGTAAACACTGGCAGCCCATTCTTGCTCTGCTTTCGATGTCCATGTTTTGCCTGTCCGTAGGCAAACACGGCGATACAGGCCATCTTTGATGGCATCTTGAAACGTTACACGGTGAACGGTTCCCGCACGTTTACCTGAACGGATATCTTTAATTAGCTCATTAAAAGGGTTGTCATCCCCGTTATGGGTGCTGATGATGCGCACCTTGCCGCCCCAAATCAACATCGCTAGCGCAGCTTTAAGCAGTTCATCCAGTTGATCATGGAATGCCGCCTCATCAATTACGATAATGCCTTGGCGACCTCGTAAGTTACTGGGTCTTGAGCTGAGTGCAACCACTCTAAAACCGGATTCAGGAAAACGAATAGTATAGGTTTTAATGTGTTTATCATCCTCCTCTTCAGACCAGAAGCCTTCTTCAATCTCAGAAGCCGCATAGTTAAAGACACGAGCCCACATCGCACACGCTTGAATATACTCAATCGTCATGTCCTGGTTGTAGGCAATGTAGTACACATTCATACCGCCAGCCGTCACGCTACTGGCGGCCGTCAGCACATCATCAGAAGCCTCTGCCCAAGTAAACCCAGTGCGCCGCGATTTTTCAATGACCTTGAGTTGTGAAGTATCAGCCACCCACGCCTGTTGGTAACCCATTAGCGCAGCGGGGGTGGTGCTTTGGGTGATGGTCTCTTTAAGTAAGTGTGTCATCGAGTAATGCCTAAGATTTCACGACGCAGCTGCTCGACGGACTCCGCGGACAGTCCGCCTTTTTTAGCTATTTTCTCAACGCTAGAAGCGGCTGCTTGAACGCGTTCCTTAACCTCTTGCTGGTATTGTTTGAGTTTGACGGAAGCGTGCGTTAGCGTTGCAATGTTTTTTGCTGCGGCAGACAATAATTTAACTCGATCCTGCGGTTTGATGTCCACGTCGCTAGCATCCTGAAGATTCAAAATCGAATCGAATAGCTCGGTTTGTATCATCGCAATGACCGCCTCAGAACGATCATCCTTTTCATCAGAAGCCGATTCCGTAATTAATCGGGCCGCTTCAGTACTGGCCTTAATCGCGGCCATGCGACGCTCAACCTTCTGACCATAACGGTGTATTGCCGATTTACTGATCGCATAGCCTTTGTCGCGCAACGCATCTTCCAGCAGCTGATAACCGCTAAAGTTACCATCAACCAGAGCTTTATCTAGCCAGGCCTTGACCTCGGCAGGCAGTTCAGATACTCGATTACGCTTGGCCATTGGCATCACTCCAGTATTTCTCTGGTCGTGCGATCCCGGCTTCGCAGTTAATATTGTACTCAGCCATATCGATACCATAACGTGTCAGACTGGACCACCAAACGCCCGTTGCGGCTTTTCTGATTTCAACTAGACCACGGTTTTCTAGATAATCTAGCGCTCTTCTAACCTCAATCGGTGTGACGTCTGGGAACAAATCACGCATTGTCATCTGAACAACCATTTCTACTAGCTCACTAGGTCGTGCGTTGTTCAGCGCCAAAATAATGTACCAGCGTAAGGATTCACGCCTAATTCTCATTGCATCCAAATTACTTCTCCATCATTTTTAAAGTAAAATTTTCAAACTTCAAGGCTAAGCCGTCTAACTTAGCTTCTATCACCGTCTGGTTTCTGACGAAGTCCTCACGCCGCACGTATTCGATGGGCAAGTTACCTTTGAACTCCATAAACTCGCGCTCAAAGCGGCGCCATTCTTGCGAGTCTCTTTCCGCTTTTTCAAATCGCTCATCAATCCGATTAACAAACTGACCGAGTAAGAGTTTGACAATACCAAACATGCCCGCCAGCAAAGAGACTCCAACAGTGACTAGTTCCCAGATACTGATCGTAATCATTGATTCCCCTCATGCGCTTGCTGAAGTGCCTCAATTTGCGCTACTAAGCCACGGCACCATTGACCGTAGTCTGAGACATGCGAAAGCACATCGGCTTGCGTCACGCCTGAAGCGAGTAGTATCCCGCTTTCAGTGGCGGTGGCGGCTTGGGTATATCCTTGAGCGTTTGTGGTAGCGGTGGACGCTTGGGCGTAGGCGTCTCCATATAAAGCCCGGTTGTACTCGTGCACCCAGCCATTAACAAAGATAGCAGCAGGCAATGACTCAGGCTGACTGTTTTTTTCACGTTGATATGCTGTCGTAACATCTTTAATCCTTTTTCGAAGTGACTGGTTTTCTTGTGCAAATTGCTCTCTGCTCTCAGCCAACCGCATCTCGGCTTCATTAGCACGAAGCACCTCTGACTCGTAAAGTTCGCGGTTCAATCGGTTAGCGCTTTCAGTGGCTATGGCATAGCGTGTTTGCAACTGAGCATATTCAGCTTTTGCCTTCAGCTCAGCATCGTGATAGCCCTTGAAGTACACAAGGACGGCGAGAAAAAGCGCCACCACTAGGAACAAAACCGGTAGACCAATGCTTTTTAGTTTAAGCATTGGGTCATTCTCCTAGACCCAGACATTGCTGGTACTCTGCTCGGCGTCGAATAGTCAAGCCACGTAAAGTGCGACCTTGAAATTTGTCCCAACGCAGAATCTGCTCACAGGCCCCCTGATAGTCGCCCGCATTAAGCTTTTTAACTAGCGTGCTACCGCAAAAGGCATTAGAACCAATGTTGTAAGATAAGGAGAGGTAGGCATCATACTCATGTTGGTAGAGTGGGACTTTGACGCATTGTTTGATAGCCCCTTCGAACTTTTGCATATCGCTGTGTAGACGCTTTAATGCAGTCACGGGCTCTATACGGTCTCCTAGTTTGACACCGCTTGTGGTACCAAAGCCAATCGTTGGTACATCACCTTTCACTGGGGTATAAGCCCGATCTCGGTATCCTTCATAGCCAGCAATTCCAACCAACACGGAGGCGCTAGCTGCTAACGTGGCAATCGTTGATCTTTTCATCTTTGCCCTTCAGTAGTATTAATAATCTGATTTATTCTGAAGGTTGAGGATGATTAAGTCTTTTAATGCCGTTTAAAAATGAAGACTATTTTATGAATAACAGGCGTGTTTTGTTTAAATGATTCTGACATCGCTATTTAGTATGCGCTTATTAACGATATGATTTTGGATTTTAAATGAAAAAGCCCACTAAAGGGCTTTAAAAGAAGACACATCAAATTCAAAAAGCTTACTCATTCAAATTAAACTAATCCTAACAATGTAAATTACAGTGTTAAGAACACCTAAATTAATATTTTTCAATCGCACTCTCAAGTTTTTTAGCTGTTTCTTCTTTTAAATCTGAGTTTAACTGCAATATGACGATTCCTTTTGGTGATTGATAAAGAAATGGTCCTGCTAAGAATTTAAGTGAATCGTAATAATCATATATAGGGTCACAGAGTTTTTTTTCTTCACAAATAAACATTTGACCGCCTTGTGGTGCCACCTCTGGAATTGAAAATTTAATACTTTGCTTAAAGCCAGTAAACAGGAAATCTTCATCAGTAATGTCTTTAACATCGTAGATTTCCACACCACTGTTTTTTAATGCTGTGATGTACTCATTTTGCACTTCATCATTTTGTGAAGTTGTCACAGCGTCTACAACATTAGATTCAGCAAAAATACAATCACTCAATACAAGCTCAAACATTTCATCAATTGTTTTACAAGAAACAGTTGTTCTCTGACCGACTTTTAACTCAAGCGCTTTGTCCTCTTGATCGTTGTTCAATTCAATATCGATCCAGCTAATCATTTCACTACCAAGCATCCGTAAAACAATGACACCCGAGTCGTTTTCACTGATTTTATTCAGAGTGCCGGTCACTACGATGTTCTTGCCTCGCGTCTTGCGCTTAAAAGCAACCGAGTTTTCGTTATAAGCTTGATATAGCTGCTCGGATGTGCCTTCGAAACCGACCTCTATTTCTTGGGCCATGGGTGCAGTAGCAAATACAGACAAAATGGATAGGCTTAAAAGAAGCTTTTTCATGGTATTTAATTCAACCCTTAATTTAATATATAGTCATATCGTAATACGTGCTTTCTCTCTACGTATTATGTTGTTAAAAATCATTTGTCCGACAGCAACGCGGTTATGTTGAATAAGCCCAGCAATCGCTGCAAAAATAATAGCTAATGTCCAAGAACCGCCCGCAAAATACGAGAACAAATCATTATCTACCCACCAGCTCGGATAAATAAAAGCAAAAATGAAAGAGGCCGATATCATCATAAAGATCATCATACTGATTCGCAAATCAAGCTCTCGCTGAGAAACTACGATCTCGATGTCGCTCGCATTGTTCTCTTCAGTGTTTTTTAAAACACAATTGCAACTGACAACAGCCGACCCATCAACAATCAACTGCTCGACATTATAAATCACCGTCCCTCGATTGCGATTTATCTTCTGCTTAACCATGTTTGTCTCACTTATTAAGTTTATTTAAATGAACCGTTTGATGTTTCTTGTTAGTCTAGCTATTAAGATTAAAATAATCGGAGTTACTCATGCACAGCCCGCTGACAGAATCAAACACAATCATTAAATCACTATTAAAAACTGAAGCCGGATTAGCCACCGAAGAAAATCGTGAAATCTCATTTAAAAATGTATTTCTAGCCTTTGCCGAAGAAAACGAACTACCCGATGACTTTTGGATTATATTGCTTCAGCTGTCACTTGAATTTATTTCAGATAAAAAGTTTTTAAGTGCTTTTCTTTTACCGACTGACAACTGCGCCGATTGAGCCCAATTAGATAAATCAGCTAAAGAAATTTCACCTTTTTCAGGTAAGGTTGATAAAACGTATTCACCTAGAGTTAGTGTTAATGCAGCCTTTTCGAATGAGGCCTGACTGGCCTCCATCCTCTCAAGGGCTTTTATATATTTCTCTTCCATAACTTCTCCTGAGCAACTTACTCATCCCTTTTCTTCGAGGTAATGTTTACAGTACCTACGTCACCATAAACCTGCCCACCCTGATTGTTCTCAACCCACTGAACTCTCTTAGGTGCAGCACGACCCTTGCGTTCTTTGCTCGTATCCACACCCTCAGGCGCTTGACCACCTGATAACAGCACCGCTAGCGCAGAGTTTCTTACAGATACAGGAGCCGCTCGATACGCATTCAACAACACATCTTCATCAGACGTAAGTTTGCTAGCGATATCAACCGAACGCACACCCGTGACGATATATAACACATCAACACCTATCTTAGACCAAGCCGCTAAGACAGCTGCATTTGGAAAAGCTGTTCCTTTCTCCCAATTCAATTGACTATTACGAGTAGCTTCAGCAACCCCTGCAAATGTTATTTGAGAAAAACCCAAGCGGTCACGCTCTTCTTTAATTCGATTACCTATACCAACAGTATGCACAATTTAATTAACACCTATTGACTATGCACAAAATAATGTGCATAATACATCTAACAACCACTTAATTAACTAACAATATAACGCCAATTACTTGTTAGTACTTCGGGCGAAACGCCCGCCTAAATTTATTAATGAGGACTATTTAATTATGAAAACTCCCGAACAAGTTAAGCAAGAATTCCGAGCCAAAGGCCGCACTTTTGCGCAATTCGCTCGCGAAAATAATGTTCACGTCAACGAGGTGTACAAGGTCTTAAATGGTCAATACAAAGCACATTACGGCCAAGCACACGAAATCGCCGTCGCACTGGGCTTAAAAAAAACCTCAGCACATCAAGCGGCTTAACAAAAATATAACCCATTTTACATTTCAAAACAGAACTATGTTTTGAAAGAGCAAAACCCTTAGATATTTCTGGACATCAAAAATGCGACGAAATTGGAAAACAGTACAACCGACTAGCCTAATCCATGCGCTTAGGCTGTGCAAAGACTACGCTATTGAACGTAAGCGTTTGTCGGTTGAGCGCATTGCTGACTTGATGGGCGTGACCCATGACAGCCTGTACAAATGGCTCTCAACAGGGCGCATGCCGGCAGTACTTATTCCTGGATACGAAAACGTCTGCGGCGTCCAGTTCGTAACACGATGGTTAGCCGCATCTAGCGGCAAGCTGGTAATTGATATGCCTAAAGGCCATGAGGCGACAGCCGAAGATATTCAAAACTTGCAAATGAGTTTGAATATGGCAGTTGGTGAGCTTATCCGCTTTTACCAAACCATGACTGACCAAGACACGACTCTAGCAAGTTTACAAACAGCATTAGAGTCATTAGCAGGTCATCGGGCGAATGTAATTCAAACCAGCAACCCAGAGCTTGAAGGAATTTAACCCATGAAAATCAATGCAGCCCAACGCGTGCTCAGAGTGTGGCAAGCGCTGAAAGGTCACACATTCACTGGCCTGAGCAACTCGGAAATTGCTGAGATGCTCGGTGATTCACCAGCTAATATCTCGCGTGCCCTAAACACATTAATTGCCGAAGACCTAGCGACTAAACTGCCTAGCGGTCGCTTTGCTCATAGCGTAAAGACGTTGCAAATCGCTGCTGCCCATTACGATCACACGCAGCGGATGAAGCAACGTATTGACCAAATGCAAGGGCAAATCAATGCAGGAACAAGATAAATAAAGGATAAATGATGGCTAGACCTAAAAACGATAACATTATTGCTCAGACTTTTGAAATTGCTCCAGATGTAGCAAAACAAATTACGGCTGAAACTCATGCATTTTCAACCGAGGTCATGGCGATTGACCGCGAATTTGGTGACGGATTGCCTTTTGATGAGATGCGGTACCAACAAAAAGTTGGCTACCACATGCGACGCTCTGCCGAAGAGCTTTTGGAATCTTGTAAAGCACTGCTTGTTGCGAGAGTCCATTTGGATGACGGTCGTTGGGGAGAGTTTTTACTTCGTGTTGGACTAGAAGAGCGTTTAGCTCGCCGCATGATTCAGACAGCTCGTAAATTCAAAAGCACTGATACTAAACCACTTTTGCAAGCGGCCTCAAATAAAACCAAGATTTTTGAATTGCTGGTGTTAGACGATGAGGATTTGGTAAAAATCGCCAGTGGCGACCCAACGGCGCCTGTGCAACTCGACGACGTTGATCGTATGACTGTTAGCGAGTTGCGCAAAGCCCTACGTGAAGCACGTGCCGATGGCGATGCGACTAAAAAAGTCCTAGAGGACAAAAACAGCAAGCTAGATAAACAAGCTGCCGAATTAGAAAAGCTTAAAACAACAAAATCGGATCGACCTAAAACTGATTACAACATCCGTCAAGTGCGCGCTGATCTTCAAGGTGATATGTATGAGCTAGAGCTGGTATTAAAGCGTGTCTCAAGGGGCTTAGAGGCACTGCAGATAGCAGATGATGGTTATGACAATATTGCCATCGAGACAATGACGAAGATGCAGGCACTCATGCAAAGCTGCGTGACTGAAGTGGGCTTAGATTTAAATCAACCGCATGTCACCACTTTGGCATGGGCTACGGATTTAGACGACATCGAAGATGCTGAGGTTGATTATGACAGTGCGCACTGAGACGTTAAGTAAGCGGGCGCAACAATGGCAGTCTGCAGGTCGTGGTAGTAAAGGTCAGATTGTTAAAAAAACGGCTGAGGAGCTTAGTATGTCTGAGCAGACAGTTTATCGACACTTTGCAAAACTGGTATCTACACCGCCCAGAAAACGCCGTTCGGATGCGGGGGAAAGCAGCATAACGCATGAAGAGTTACTCAAAATTGCTGCGGCAGCTAAAGAACACATCAGATTAAATGGTAAGAGCATTTTACCGTTGGAGCAGAATATTGAACGTCTGCGTGCTAATCGACTGATTGATGCAACTCGCATCTGCCCAGAGACAGGTGAAGTGGTTGAATTATCAACGTCAACCATCATTCGAGCATTGCGCAATGCAGGTTTACACCCTGAGCAATTAGCCCAACCTGCGCCAGCGACTCGCTTGGCCTCTGAACATCCGAATCATGTCTGGCAAATTGACCCATCACGTTGTGTCATGGCCTACTTACCACAAGGCAATGGTGATAATGGTTTGCGCATCATGAATCATGACGAGTTCTATAAGAACAAGCCAGCTAACGAGTTAAAAGCGATTAAGCACGCACTGTGGCGCTACGTGATCGTAGATCATACATCGGGCTGGATATATGTTCACTACGTCACAGGTGGTGAAACTGCCGAAAACATTAGTGAAGCGGTAATGCATGCGATGATTGAACGCCCTAGTGAAGTAATGCACGGGGTGCCACGCATGATCATGCTCGATGCAGGTAGTGCAAACACGAGCGCTATTTTTAAAAACTTATGCCGCTCAATGCGCATCCAGCTTCAAGTTAATACACCGGGCAATCCTCGCTCCAAAGGTGCGGTTGAAAAAGCTAATGACATTGTAGAACGTCATTTTGAAAGTATGTTACGAACCTTGCCTGCTGACAAAGTACAGACATTAGCGCAAATCAACCATCTCGCAGCAAAGTGGCGAATCTATTTTAATGCAACGCAAATACACACGCGCCATGGCATGACACGCAATGACGCATGGTTACGTATTCGCGAGCATCAGCTCATCATTGCACCACCCCTTGATGTAATGCAAGAACTCGCCATTACTGCACCAGAAGAGCGTCGCATCAGCACCTTCTTGACCGTCAACTATAAGGGCAAGGAATACGACGTCAGCGATGTGCCTGGTGTGATGGTTGGTGAGCGTTTGCAGATTTGTCGTAACCCAAGTCGCGAGTGGAGCGCCCAAGCGATCGTCATCAATTCCGACGGTCGTGAGGAATATCACGTGTTGCCGGAAATTATTAAAAACGAGTTCGGTTTTGACATCAGTGCACCAGTTATTGGTGAAAGTTTTTCCGCCAAAGCGGACACAACGGCATCCGCCAATGTTAAAGCCATTGAGCTCGTGGCGACAGATTCAGAAACGCTTGAAGAAGCTGAAGCATTTCGTAAAGCTCAGAAGAAAGGTAAGCAAGCGGGTTTATTTGGCGGCAAGTATGATCCGCTCGCAGCGATGGAGCAAACACAAGTTATTCCGCACCTACCACGCCGCGGCGTTGCACATGACTTAGTTGCCAAGGAGATAGTAATGCCAATGATGACTGTTGTCCAAGCGGCTAAACACCTGCGCGACGAACTCGGCGAGTGGTCACCACGTCATTACCGCTGGCTGCAGGAGAACTACCCCGATGGTGTCCGTGAAAACGAATTGACCTCAGTTGCTGACGAATTAAGTACAGCGATGGGAGACAGCAACGTCATTACATTACAGAAGCGAGCAGGCTAATGGATATCAAAACACTGTTAAACGATTACGACATCATGCAAGTCGATGTGTCCAAAGCGCTTGGCATCAGCACCGCTGCCGTCTCTCAAATCGTGAACAAAAACATTTGGCCAGTTCGCGACCGTGAGCTTTTAAAGCAAAAATTAACAGCGTTTTTAATCAATAAAAACGTACCTGAAACCGCTGCGAACGCAGCAATAAAAAGTGCATCAACGGCCGCCACCGATGATGCACCGACAACTGATGAATTGGAGGTAGAGCCTATGCTGCTACGTAAACAAACATTAACACCAGCTGCTAGAAGCCATTTTAGACTAATCGGCAATCCATTTGGTGACATTAACGATAAAGCAGATGTTTTTTTGAATGATGACATGAGATATGCCCGAGCCTTGATGGACGATGCGGCCAGCCGTGGGGGCTTTATTGCCGTGGTGGGTGAATCCGGCAGCGGCAAAACAACTCTAAAAAACGATTTGATTGATCGCATCATACGCGAACAGCAGCAAGTTGTTGTGATACAGCCCTACGTCCTCGCAATGGAAGACAATGACATCAAGGGTAAAACACTCAAAGCTGTGCATATTGCTGAAGCCATTTTGCGTGAAGTCGCACCGCATGAGCGACCTCTTCGAAGTGCTGAAGCGCGTTTTAGACAAGTGGATCGCGCTTTACGTGAGAGCTCACGCATGGGTAATAAGCACGTATTGATTATCGAAGAGGCGCACAGTTTGCCAATCCCGACACTAAAGCATCTAAAAAGGTTCTTGGAACTTCAAGACGGCTTTACACGCCTCTTGAGCATCATTTTGATCGGACAAACTGAGTTAGCTACTGTTTTAAGTGAGCAAAATGCGGCTGTGCGCGAAGTCGTTCAGCGGTGCGAGATTATTAATATACCGAGCCTAGGTTCGACGCTAGAGGATTATATCCAGTTTCGCTTTAATCGCATCAGCTCAGATCATTCAAAAGTGTTTACTGCTGAAGGTATCCAGGCCATTTACGATCTACTACAGCCTCCGGTACCAAAGGGACACCGGGTTCGCTCTTTGCTTTATCCATTAGCTGTAAATAACTTGTCAATCGCAGCCCTTAACTTAGCAGCCGATATGGGTGCACCCAACATAACAGCCGATATCGTCAATGAGGTACGTCATGCATATTAAAGCGACTAAAAATGGCAAGAGAAATGTTATGAAACACATTGCTAATGTTGTTAGTTTTGCGATTATTGCCGTAATCCTTGGCGCCGTGTTGAATTTTGTTGCGTCGTGCGTTCAGAAAACGCCTGAACCCGTATCAGTGACACTTGATATTTCATCGTTACTGATCGATTACGATGCTGACGCTGCCGAAGCCGAGTGGCAATTAGAGTTTGGTGGCATGAGCGATGAAGAGCGTTTATTTGGCGCAGTCGGTGAGCCTGAAATCATTCATTAAGGTGAAGAAGATGGATTACAAAGTTGAAAAAGTCACCCTAGATAACAACAACCCAGGCGTTATTGTCACCCTAAGCAAATATGGTAATGAGATAAGCATCACGCTAGCAACAAGAAGCGAAGGTGCGCGAGACATCCTGTTCGATAAATTAAATAGTAACGAGTGCCGTGAATTATTTCTAAGCGATGATAACGACCTCACCCAGTTATTAAATGATATCAGCGACTCATTTGGAGAATAGTAATGTACATTTACATCAACCCACAGACACTAGAAGTCGGACGCTCTTTTGAACGTCCGGACACATTGCAAACCCACTCAAGTCGCACACTAAAAGGCCTGTTCAGAGTGCTTGAAACATTAGACCTGTCTTTAAAAAGCAAATTTATCGCTGACACTAGGAGGGTCACATCAATGGAGCAGTTGAATCAGCTCATTGCAGATTACAATCCGCGCCAGAATCACATAGATAACATGTACCGGGCACTTTGTGATCACTGCAAAAAACAAGGACAGGAAATCGCATGAGAACTCGTTGTCCCAACTGCGGCGCCACGCTTAGTTTAGATGCGTTGATCAGTCACGATGCGGCACGTGATGCCTTAGCCGCAGCGTTTAAAGTTTCCGGCGCACTCGGCAAGTCCCTAGTTAAATACTTAGGCCTGTTCCGCTCTGATTCTCGAGACCTATCGATGGATAGAGTCGCGCGCCTGCTGTCAGAGTTACAGCCTGATATTGAGGCGCAACGGATCCAGCGCAATCGACAAGTTTATGACGCACCGATCGAGGCATGGCTGTGGGCAATCGAGCAAACAGTGATTGCACGTGACCAGGGACGTTTACAGTTACCGTTGAAATCTCATGGTTTTCTATACGAAGTGATTACGAGTTATAAGCCAACTACAAACTCAATCATTGTAGAGCAGAACAAACCAGCACTGCCACAACTTAACTCTCAAAGCAAAGTATTAAAAAGCATTCAAGCTATGGAGAAGTTCAAATGAAATGGTTTCAAAGAGAAATCGCTACAGGGTTTCAAAAGCTGCTGACATTGCGACTACGCAACACACCAGCTGATGAAATCATTGAAGGCACCTTAGCTACCTGGATAGAGGCGTTATCGGTAAACCGAGTCTGGCTTGAAGAAAGAGACAAGACTCGTATACAAGCAGCTTTTAAGGTTTTATGTCAGCACTGTGACTATTGGCCTGCTATTAGTGATTTTTTGAATGCACTACCTGCTGCTGAACAATTACCCGCGCTACCTGAGCCAAGAGTATCCCCAGAAGTAGCCCGTGAAAACCTCGCAAAAATTAAGGCAATGTTAGCTAAAAAAACTATTTTTAAGGATTAATGACATGACAGATCTTACTAATTCAAACGAAAACAATACTCAAGAGGTGACCTTACAAGTTAGGTTTCCAGTTGAAGTGCTTAACAAAATCGAATGGCATAAGAAAAAAAATGTATTAGGTGGAGAGTTAGTCGCCATCGATTTTGGTGGAGCCGCATTCCGAGAGTGGCAAGAGCGTTGGGAAAGTCCAAATGAATAATAGAATGGATAACAAAAAGATTATCGAAAAGATTAAAAAGTGCCTAGCATTAAGCAAATCGCCAAATGAGTACGAGGCGGCACAAGCTCTCAAGCATGCTCAAAAACTCATGGAAATCTACGGTCTTAACAATGTAGATATTGAGTTGGGCAAGATTGCATTCATAGATACGCCGTGCAACAAAACATTCTCAAAGTGGCAGTTACAGCTATTGGGTCTAATCCAATATGCATTTGGTTGTGGCTGTTATCAAAAGATCAACATATTAGGCAAAGCGGAACTCCGATGGTACGGTTTTAACAATAAAGCAGAGATTGCCTCTTATGCATACGAAGTGCTTTTACGACAAATTAAGAAAGCGCGTCGTGAGTTTATGAACACACACTTGAAGCGAGTTCGTGTAGCAAAAAACAAAACCCTACGTGGTGATAAGTTTTGCGAAGGCTGGGTATTAGGAGCGGCTCATGCTCTAACTGAAAGAGAGGCAAATAAAAATGAGCAAAACGCCCTAGACGAATGGTTAAAAATCAATCTTGATAATCCAAAAACTATTAGACCCAGGACATCATCAGCAAAAGTAGCAAATAAAACTATCGATAACGATCTGGAATATGGCTTTAATGAAGGCAAGAACCACGAATTACATACGGCAATTAACGAATCACGACAGCCAAAAAATCTTTTAGGATGAAAAACATGGATAACACACAGTACAAAACAGACAGCCAAGGTCGCTTAGTTCCAATTGATACAATCAAAGACATTGATTTAGCAAGAGACGATTTGGTTTTAGAGATCGTCGAAAAAGCTAAAGCACTCAATAAAGCATTGAGCACATTTAAAAGCACAGCATTTGAAGACATCCAAGCATTTATTGATTTGTCCGCTGAGAAATACGGTGCTAAAATCGGCGGTCGCAAAGGTAACGTGACGCTCAATAGCTATGACGGTAAATACCGAGTTTTGAGAGCATCTCAAGACAACATAGTTTTTGATGAACGCATCCAGGCTGCAAAAGCACTGATTGACGAATGCCTGCGCGATTGGACTGACGGTGCTCGACAAGAAATAAGAGCAATCATTGATAGAGCATTCGAAGTTGATAAACAAGGCAACTTGAATACAGGTCGCATCTTAACGTTACGACGCGTCGAAATCAAAGACCCACGCTGGCTAAAAGCAATGCAAGCCATCTCAGACTCAACACAAGTCATTAGCAGTAAATCATATATTCGAGTTTATGAGCGCAAAGGCGACACAGACGAGTATATTCAGCTGCCACTAGACATTGCTGGTGTTGACTATGACTAAGCAGCGACAACCACAAAAAGCACGTCTCATCAGGCTTATCAAGATCGCACAGCGCGAATTAGGTATGGACGATGAGACGTACCGTGCGATACTCATGAAGACTGGAAATAAAGACTCATCTACCAAGTTGACAGTTTCCGAACTAGAGCGAGTTTTGGAACACATGAAGAAGTGCGGTTTTAAGGTAGTTCCAAAAAGTAAAAAAATTGGAAAGATGACAATGGCAAATGACGAACAATCAAAAATGATTCGTGGGTTGTGGCTCGAGCTGCACCGACTTGGTGCAGTCAAGAATCCGTCTGAGTACTCATTAAGCCGTTACGTCAAGCGCATCACAGGGAACGATTTGCTCCAATGGACTACATCGGAGCAAAAGTCGAAAACTATAGAAACCTTAAAAAAATGGCTTGATAGAGTAAATAGGGAGCGCAAAAATGATTGATAAACAGCAAAATCAATACTCAAGAAGAAAAATACCTGAGCTTCTTGAGTATCTATCAAAAGCAATTGAGGCACAGCTGAAAAAGTTCGAGATTAGTGACGTTCAAGCAGAGTCAGTCGGTATTCATGTTTCAAATAAAATTGCAGAAGATTTGGGCGGCCAGCTGTTGTATATACCTAAAGGGGTTTCGTTACGCCTGTCTCTCAGAGATTTACAGATATATAAGGAATATAATGGTAAAAATCATGCTGAACTTTCAAAAAAGCACGGACTGTCAGTTCAACACATTTACAAAATTATTAAATTAGTTAAGAAAGATGAGCTAGCGAGGAGGCAAACTACCATCTTTGATGATTTATAATGGAGAGAGATGGGCCAAATTTAGACTGAAAGTTGCACAAGAAGACCAATTCATCAGTTAATGGCGGAAGCAAATAAAGGATAAGTTTATGCCCATTTTTCATTACACCTGCTGTAATACATTTACAATTCCATCCCATCTAATCCCGCCTAATCCCGCCTAATCCCACCAAATATCTCACATTATCTGTTCTAATATCTCACTCTCTTTCAATTATCGCTATTTCCAGAACCTTAAATGAAATTATCGTGGCCATTTTT